CTCGCGACACATAAGTGTCTACGTGCGGAATATGATTTCCGCACACTCGAGGAGAAATTGATTCCTCCCCGAGCAGTGAGGTCTGCGAAAGACCTCCTGAATTGGGCAATATACAATATATTGCACAATCCCACGTACACATCCTGTGTGCGTGTACACGGTGTTGCAGAGCCTTCAAAGGCCCGTACAATCACCGTGGCACCTTATTCTTATCAGGTGCTGATGGGGGTTATGGCCCACATCTTTCAACCGTCTCTACAAGCGAGACAGGTGAAATCCGGTCTCAAAGCGGACCGGCACCTCTGGAGATTTTTAACAGAGGTGATGAATCCCCAAAATAAAGATTGGGAATCACTCATAGACGGGAACGTCTATGCACTTTCGACAGACCTGTCGGAAGCTACAGACTGGGGGAACCGGTCTGTTGCGCGGCAAATTTGGAATTCATTGATCCAAGCCGCGGAAAACCCAGAATTCCCACTGGGTTTAGCAGTGCTTGCAAAAACCAAGTACTGCGGGAAGAGATTTGCTTTTCTTCCCGACGAATCTCGACAGAGATTCGAATTAGTCGTCCTAAAAAGAGGATGGCTAATGGGTGACATGATGACAAAGGTCATCCTCACCCTATCCCACCAGTATTGCTGTGAACTGAGTGGGCTCACCAACTATACACTAGTTGGTGATGACGAAATTGCTCTTGATAGCAATCGTCAACGTCTCGAGAATCATCTCGAGACGCTGGGCACAATTTTTAAAGTGTCCGAGGATGATACATTTATTTCATCATCCATGGCCTTCTATTGTGAAGAAGGCACTCTTGTACCACAAAGGGTGCAAGATACCCCCCACGTAAGAATGCGTAGGGGGTTGGGCCTAGATTACTTGGATTATCCAAGAATCAGGCTCCTTCTGCCTCAACCAATTGAGACAGACGCCTACTCGATGTCAAATATCGGTAGGTTTGCACTCCTAGGAAAGGAGTGCCGCTGGGTTGCCCAAAGTAACCCAGATGCCCTGCCCCACTTTGCGAGGGCAGGGATCTTGCAGCACTTACTTGTGCCGCAGGAACCGGACTGTATCAGTCCGTACACTCCAATAGAAATTGGAGGAGACGGGGCATATGCACATAGCCCCGAGTTCATGGAAAAAGTCATTGATGACAAATCCATGAACCCAAGGGAGGCGAAATATCGCCTCCTCGCCCTCCTAAATGGTAGGTTTGGGCACAAGTTTGTCCGATCGGATAGACTTGATAAGGTGGTGAATAAACACCACCTTTATCTCCCAAAAATAGAAAAACTACGGGAGATACTACCGCCTGACTCTATTATAGAGCCTAAGACGGAACAGGAGAAAATTCTCCTGCACTCCTTAAAGGTTTCAACCATTAAGGACCCCCAGGCCGTCTTTTTCGACCTGGCGAAAGGGATCTATTATTGGTCCCTACTACAGGGGATGACCCCTGTAGAACCTGTCTTCAATATAGACAGGGAGTTCACTGCTGGTCATACCCATGACCCAAAAGTGGACTATGCCATGTTTTTAGATACATGGAGAAATCCTGGATTCAAATTCCAGGATCAATGGGGTTACATGGTTGATACAACCAAAATCCCAAAGATCAACCCAATGAATTTGGGTTGGGATTGGTCCGAAT